CGGTCTCGGTGGCCTTGTACCACCGACTCCAGTTTACCCCGATCCGCATCACTCCGCCGAGCTTGTTCTTCATGCTGACTCGGAGGAACGGGTGCATCTGCGGGTAGTACTTCTCGGTGTCGTTCAGGTGTGGCCTGCCGACCTCGTCCTGCGGGTCCAGCGGGATGGTCGTCTCGATCGCACCGTGCTGGTCGTAGGCCACACCAGGAAGCGTGAAGCTGCGCTGGCCCTTCTCGAACGTGTCCAGGAACATGGCGAGGTCCTCCCCGTGGTACTGGAAGGGCTTCGGCATCTTGCGCATCGTGAACCGGTCCACGTCGAAGAACATGACGCACGCCGGGAACGATCCCCTGTTGATCGTGGCAGCGACTGAGGGATCCACGTCGCCGCTGAAGAGCGCGTTTCGGGCCGCACCATAGGCCAACCCCGGAACGTGCTCAAAGAGGACGCCAGCGATCTTGCAGCCGACAGCGAGCGAGCGCAGCAGCAGGAGCGGCTCAGTGATGCCGGAGACCTTGGAGCTGTACCGACGCGTGTGCTGCTTCTCCTCCTGCCGCTCCAGCAGGCTCACGTGGATGATGTCGTCGTCGAGCACCACGATGTTCTGGAAGCCACGCTCGTCTGCGTCGATCAGGCAGCGCATTCGGGCCGGGCCGATCCCAGGGGTCGCCTCTGGGACGATGGTGGCCCACGGGTAGGCACGCTGGTACTTCCTGATCTGCGCGGGCCTCACGACGATGTAGACGCGGTCCTGGATCCTGCTCGGTGCCTTGCGCAGCATCTCCAGGAGCGGGGCTGACCCGGCTCGGTTGTAGCTGGGCACGTAGATCGGGTAGACCCAGCTTGTCTTGGACTTGCGCAGCAGCGCGAGGTGTTCATTCATGAGTGACAAATCCATCCCATTCGAAGTCGTTGATCCAGCCAGCGTGGCCGACCTGAGAGTAGATGCCTTCCTTGGTGTCTACTGGGGTGGGCTGCTCTGGGGTGCGGGTGAGCGCATCCAGCACCGGCATGATGATGTGGAAGTGGTCGCGGCCGGACGGGACAGACACTTGCTGCCCGTGCCACGGACCACCGTGGAGCTGTACGATCCTGGACATGCTGTCCCCCTAGATGGGTGCTCCCCCGGTCTACCACCACAGAGACCGGGGGAGCAGTCGGTTAGCGGTCGTGCCGCTGGTTCTTCTTGACGAAGGTGTTCCACACGCCCAGCAGGAGCGCGTAGAGGACGACCCCCATGAGGATGATGCAGATCGCTACGAGGAAGTAGCTGAAGATCGTGCCGAGGTAGTCCCAGGGGCTCATCACTTCTCACCCTTCCAGATGTGCCGTGCTGCGGCCTCCTGCCGGTCGTAGACCACGTCGGACCACTTGGCCAGCAGGTCGAAGTGACGCGGGTAGACGTGCAGGTTGGCGACCTGGAACGTGATGTCGCCACGGGTGACCGAGCCACCTTCGGTGCCGCCGAAGCGAGACTGGTTGTTCAGGTCGGAGACGAGCCGGATCATGAGGCTGTCCCACATGGAGTAGTCCGCACGGTAGCCGAACACGGCGTCCATCGACCGCATCTGGGCGATGATGTGCACACGGTTCTCGTGGTCGATCATGACGTTGAGCGCGTTCGTGCAGATGAAGTCGTTCCGGCCGTTGGCCTTGGCCAGCACGTGGATGTCCCGGTCGGAGATGATGGCCACACCGTGCCGCGACTCCGCACCCTCCGCCACGAACGTGTCGACGATCCGCTGGTAGAGGGTGGTCTGGACGAGCGGGTAGTCCCACGTCGGGCTGAACAGGATGTGGCCGTAGGCGCTGTTGACCTTGCCGTCCGTGCCAGCGCACGCCTGGAAGAGGGCAGGCACCGGGGCCTCCATGTCTTCCAGCTTGTCGCTGCCGGAGTTGAACCAGTCCAGCTCACGGCGGACCCAGTCCGGGTTGACCTCGCCGATCATGGAGTCGTTGGTCGCCCTCCAGTTCACCGAGTAGAGCACCTTGTTCCCGGTGCGGGGATCGATGGGTGCATCGGCGAGAGCCAGCACGACATCGTCAGAATCGCAGCGCAGCATGTGTGTGTCCTCCTTGGACGTTTGGCCGGTATGGGGCACCGGCTGGTACCATTATGCCCGATAGATCTTTTCGCCACAAGTGGCGGGTGGCCCCTAGCTGGGCGAGTGCTAGGAGCCACCCGGTCTGGGTCAGTCCTCCAGGGTCTCGAGGTACATCTCGCGGGCATCAACCCGCTGGTACTCCTCGAGGTCGCCCCACTGGACGTCCGGGCTGAGGGAGTTGAACCACTTCTTGGTCGCGCTCCAGATGGCCTTGTCAGTGTTGGTGTTGTTCGTCATAGTTAGAAGTTTACCTGACTTCGATCTAGAGCGCAAGCTGGGGGGAGGTTTCCCTCCCCCGTGGCCTGCTAGAAGTTGGGGTTCTTGTGCTTCCGGAGCTTGACACCCGAGGAGCCAACGACCGTGACGCGCTCGCCGCAGTCGGGGCAGGTGCCCCAATTGCCCGAGTAGAAGCCGAGCCGGTTCGGGAGCTCACGGTTCACGAAGCTGCCAGAGCCGGTGCAGGTCTCGGGGTCGGCTGCCTTGGTGGTCAGCTCCACCGGGGCGGAGGGGAAGCAGATGGTGCAGAGGGTGGCACCGTGCTCCTTGACGGCCTCGGCCTCGGTCAGGCCGGACACGTTGGGGAGCCATCCGATGCGGGTCGTGGGGCGGAAGGAGGAGCAGTGGGTGTTCGAGTGGATGTGCTGCACCAGGAAGAAGCGGCTCCAGCCCTTGTAGAGCTTCTCGGACTCGATGTAGGCGTCCGACTTGAGCTGGCGCTCGGCCTCGAGGCTCTCGATCTGGGCCTCGTACCCGGCGATGCGGCGCTCGATGGACTCCTTGGCACCGGGGTGGCGGGTCCAGGAGAGGCTCTTGTTCGAGTCCTTGATGGCCTTGCGGATGGTCGAGATGCGCTCGACGACTGCGAAGTACTCGTTGTACTTCTCCGCGATGAAGGTGTCAACCTTGCGGGCTTCTGCGATCTGCTGCTGGCGGTCCATTTGGTCCTCCTCGGTGGTGGTGTGGTAATTAGAAGTTTACCTGACGGTGCTTCAGTTTACCAAATCCACAATCCAAGTTCCTCCGTCGGACAGGGTGATGACGACCATACCCCTCTTGCGGAGGGACTCGGCCGTGCGCCTCAGCTCCTTCCGGTAGTGCGGGATGTGCACGGGGCCAGTGTCCTTGATGAGCCAGATGAACGTCTGCTGAGCCGGGCTGAGTGTGGCCATGTCCATGATCAGAACTCGATCGACTGAGCGGCGTCCAGAGCGTTGGAGACGGTCTCGTCCCAGTGCTCCTCCTTGGCCTGCTCCCAGTCGCTGTGCTCGGCCTCGAACTCGTCCTCGTCGTCGTACTCGTCGCGAGTGGGCTCTTCGGTGTCGAACTCGGCCACATCGTTCTGGATCTCCTCGGCCTCGTTGGCCGCGTTCTCCGCCGTCTCGTACAGCTCCTCGAGCTGCGAGTTGCCGTTCTCCCACGCGTCCAGAGCCGTCTGGCGCTCCTCGGCGTAGCTGCGGACCTCGCTGGCGAACTCCTCCAGCAGGCCGGTCAGACCGTCGTAGTCGCCCTGCTCCAGGCTGGGGATGCTGTCCTCCAGGGCCTCCAGCGCCGCGAGGGGCTGAGACCGCAGGCCGCTCACCAGCTCGCTGGGGCGGAAGGGGTGCTGGAAGCACCGGTGGATCTCGCGGCCCCGGAAGCCGGGTGCGGCTGCGTAGTAGCCCTCGCCCTTGGGGATGACGTGGCCGGTCCGCCCGCAGATGTGCTCGGTGCGGCTGGTCTTCTTGGTGTACACACGTGCCATGATCTCTTCTCCTTCGGTGGTGGTGAGTCAGTTGGACTCAGGCTCGTTGGCGATGCGCTCTTCCCACTGCTCGTAGGTGGCGCTGGTGGTGCCGTCCGCGTTGACCACGTCGGCGTTGTTCGCGAGGAGGTCGTCGACCTCGAGGTCGTCCCATCCGTTGTCCACGACGAGGTGGTGGCGGATGTCGGTGGTGGTGGGGTTCGTCATGTTAGAAGTTTACCTGAAGGTGAGGGTGAGGCGCAAGCCCCACCCCCACATTTCTTCTACAGGATTCCGATGTTCGCCCGGTAGCGCAGCTCGGTCTTGACGAAGTTGTACCGGATGTTGTCCAGCTGATCGAGGTCCTCGAGGCCCTTGTTCTCGAGCCGGTCGGCCTCGGCGAGAAGCTGCTGGTTCGTGAACTCGCTGGTGCGCTGGTCGGGGTAGCGGTCCAGGTAGGTCTCCCGCACGACGGCCTCGTTGCGGTCCTCGACGGCCATCTCGATGATCTGGTCGATGGTGGCGGTGAGCTCCTCCTTGGTGTAGGAGGTACCGGGAACGAGGAGGTCCATCATGGCCTCGAGTGCGTTGTAGCGGTCCATCTGCTGCTGGGTGAGGTCCGACATCTTTGACTCCTAGGGTTGTGGTGGTGTGGTGCCTTACACTTAGAAGCTTACCTGAAGTCGAGGGTGGAGCGCAAGCCCCACCCTCAACTATTTTCAGGGACGCCTACCCCCGAGCCAGACCACCACGATGGTGATGACCACCCCGGCGATGAGCCCGAGGCTGAACCACGATGCGTCGGTCATGCGCTGATGCCCCGACCCTGCGTGACGCCACGCTCGCCGGTGTTGGCGTTCTTCCCGGCCTTGTAGCCTTCGTGGTTCGCCGCACCGTGGGCGGTCGCGCTGCGGCCCCGGCTGCTGCGGAGGTTGGTGTACTGCTCGTCGACCCAGTCGTTGACCTTGGCCTTGCGGTCCACGAGGACCAGCTCAGTGCCGACCTTGGCCTCGCTGACGGCCTGATTGCGGCTCTCCCAGACCCGCACACCAGCACCGGACCCGAACCCGTGGACGAAGCCCCGGCGGACCTTCTCCTGGTCGTAGGAGGACAGGCCAGCGTTCTCAGCCTTGTGCTCCTTCCAGAAGGCACGGACCGCGACAGCGGCCTGAAGCTCGAGGCTCTTGATGAGGACCTCGGCCTGCGCCACGTCCGACTCGAAGCCGATGATGTAGGCCACGAACTTCTTGCCGTTCTCCCACGTGGTCGACTGGAGGACCCGCAGGGTGCCGAGGCTGTTGGCCACGGAGGTCGCGAGGTGGAGCAGCTCGCCACGGTAGGCCCCGGTGAAGAAGAGCTGCTTCTGCACGATCTTCTCGGTGGCCCCGCCCTTCTTGGCCCGACGGGCGTCGATGGTGGCCTGATCGATCATGTACTTGGCCATCATCTTGGCTGCGGCCTCGGTGAGCGCTTCGGCTTCTTCCGGGGTGGTCGACTCCGCCTTGGCGAGGAGCTGGGCGATGAGGTCGATCTTCTTCTCAGACATTTGGTGGACTCCCTCTGTGTGGTGGTGGTTGGTGGTAAGTTCAAGTTTGCCCGAAGTTGAGGCGAGGCGCAAGCCCCTACTCAACTTCAGACGAACCCAATCTTAGAAGTCTTCCTCCTCCACTTCTTCCTGCTCGAACAGGTTGACCCAAGGGGTCAGCACGCCGTAGGCCGCACCGTAGTTGTCGCCGTTGTGGAGGACGACCTTCTTGTCCTCGCCGTGGTCCGCGATGGCCTGCTCGACCGCTGCCAGCAGGTCGGCCAGCGTGATGGTCTCGTTGAGGACCTGATCGGCGGAGTAGCCACGGTTCGTCGAAACGTTGAAGATGATGTGCTCGGCCATGATGTGCTCCTTGGGTGGTGGTTGAACCTTACACTTAGAAGTTTAGCTCACTTCCGGGTTTTCGCCAAACCTTTCTTCGAAGTTTTCTTCGGAACTTCGCCGTTCGTAGTAACTGCTAGGGTGAGCTGGTCGATTACGGTGTTGTAGTCCTCCTTCTTGAGGGCCTCCTTCGCCGCTTCCAGGGCTGGCAGGGCCACACGTGAGATAGCGATGCTGGTGTCGGTTCCGGCGTTCTTGCCCTCGTGAGGGAGCTGGTTACGCAGGCTCCAGTACTCGGCGCGCTGCATGGTGTCCAGGGCTGCGACGAGAGCCTTGTAGGACGCCTCGCTCATCTCGCCCCACTCCGAGCACTCCTTCATGAGCTCGATGCAGACCTGCCCTGTAGCACGCCTGTCGGCGTTCACGGTTCATCTTCCGGAAGGATTGCCTTGGCCCGGTTCGGGCACGTGTCCCAGTGTCCGCCGTACTGCTCCATCAGCCACGGCATCTCGGTGTACGGTCCTGCGCACTGGTCGCAGAACGTCGGCATGGCGTCGACCGCCTCCAGCACCTTCTCCATCCGGTGCAGCTTGTGGTCCGCGTTCCCCTGGAGTGTGGCCGGGAAGAAGTCCCCGCAGGCGCACTTCTGGGCGGTCGCGTTCCACCGGTGTGAGCCGTAGACCTCCAGAGCGCGCACTGCCCGCTCAGACACGACGGACCTCTGCCATGTGCAGGACCTGCTCGTCGAGGCCGAGCTCACGCCACACCTCAGACTCGGTGCCGTTGTTCCTGGACGCCTCGACCGCCATGTCCGCAGCAGCTTCGCACGGCGTGCAGTCCTCGTGGAGCATCTCGACGTTCCACGCCTCGACCGACAGGCCAGGACACCGGTACTTCGCGTCCCACTCCTCCGGGTAGCGCTCGGGGTGCAGGAGCATCGGCAGGTCGGCCTTCCTCCAGTGCACCGTGTGGTCGTGGGCGTCGTGCGTGTTGGTGTTGTCACACTTCTTGACAAACATCCTAGATGTCCTCCTTGCGAATCCTGAGCACCTTCTGGCCGTTCTTGCGGTCCATCCACTGACCGACCGCGATGCTGTTCCGGTAGTCGTCCTCGACCTCGACGAACACCAGCTCGGGCATCTCGCCCTCGAAGACGATGTCGATGTACTTGGGGCTGTCCCCGTTCAGGCGGAGACCCATCAGGCACCACCGACGAGCGCGTAGTTCTCGATCAGCTTGGACTTGGTGAACTCGCGCAGCTTGCCGACGCTGTGCGGCTGCTTGGGAGCCTTGATCACCTTCATGGTGCCCGGCGACGAGAGGGTCGGCAGGGTGATGATCTCGACCTCCCGGTACTTCGGCTTCGCGCGTCCGGTCTTGCCCCGGTCCGTGTTCCGCACGTCGACGTCGATCCAACGCTGGCCAATGCGGATGTTCACGTTCGTCATGATGTTGCCTCCTCAGGCGTCGATGCTAAGGCCGTTGGTCGGCCCGCTGGCACAAGCATTGCACAGGGTGTGGCCGTAGCGCAAGTCCTAGAGTTTTAGCTGCTAGTCTTTAAAAGACGCGCGCACGCGTACATAGAAATGGAAACACTCTTCAACCCCCACGGCACCGAAGGTGCAAGTGGGGGCAGGGAGAGAGGGAGAAGCAGGGACGCTCCCACACCGTGACCACGGCACACTGTCGCTCAGCCCGCTCATGGGATGCACGCTCTCTCCGCGCCAGAGGCGCTCGATCGCGCACACCCGCGGACTGGCTCGGTGCCTGTACGGTGGTTCGCTGTGTCGCTTGAGTGGAAATGGATTAGGGCTTGCGCGCTGCGGGCATGTGTGGCAAGCTTGGGGTTGTCGGCGGGGAGGTCTCTCCCTCTCGGTAACCACAACTAGATCCTGTACTGCTTTTTCGCTAGAAGCCAGCCTGACAGTGGAGCCGAGTTTCGAGACCGCCCCGCCGAACCCAACATTTGATCATACTCACAAGGAGTCCACCAAGATGAGCAACGACAAGGCGGCTGCGGCTCGCCATCCCAATCCGTTCACCCTCGAGCCTCTCGACATGCCCGAGACCTTCCAGCCGCTGACGGTGGCTGAGGTCAACGCGATCCGGGCGCAGCAGGAGGCGGAGACGTCCAAGCGGCGGAACATCGCCCACCGGAAGGAAGGCACCATGAAGACCTCGCGTGACGGTGCGCAGTACGTGCGCCAGCAGAAGGGTCACTCGTGGCTCCTGCACTGGGTCGTCCTCGGCATCTTCTCGCTCTTCATCGTGCCGATCTACTACTCGGTGTCGCCGAACCACTACTGGCACATCTGATGTCGACGCAGGAGCAGGAGACGGCTCTCTACGACCAGCCTGAAGAGCTGGAGGTCTTCAGTCTCGACGACGAAGACCCGGTGAGGCCGAAGCCCAGCCGGAAGCAGAAGCGGAAGGCGAAGCGGGAGCAGTCGCTCCGGGACATCGCCGCCACGCTGCCTCAGCCGCAGTACATCATGCGTGACGAGATCCTCAGCAATCGGCACCACGTCCAGGACGACGACATCCTGACGCCGTATGGCCGGTTCGATCGAGACGTTCCAGGCCTCGCAGTGGAGATCTGCGACAGGTCGAGCATGAACCTCGGACGCGGGCAGTGGGTCATCGTCCAGGAGCTGGTGGAGGAGGCACTTCGAGTCGGCTTCGCTGCGGCGCAAGGAGGACGCGGCTGAGTGTGGCCGTGTACGGGGACTAGGGATTCCAGGTGATGTAGGGGTCATTTGGGGGGAATCTCTGGTCCCCGGCTTGCTTGAGGCATCGGTGGTGCGCTATGCTTGGGCCATGCCTCCCACGCAGCGCGCCGACCAGGACGACCAGCCGTCGTCTCGTCGCCGTGTCTGTACTGCCACTACGGCTGCGGGTCAGCCGTGCCGCCGGACAGCCGTTGCCGGTCTGACCGTCTGCAAGTCACATGGTGGAGGCACTGCCGCTAGCGTTCGAGCAGGGAAGCGCGCTGAAGCCAGCCAGCAGGCGGCGACCCTATGGGGCATCAGCTCGGACGCTAGCGGCATCTCCATCGAGGAGGAGCTCACCAAGCTCGCTCGGAACAAGCTGACCGACATCCTGGCCCTCCGTCTTGAGCTCAGCTCCGGAGGTCGTCACATCGGTCTGCTGATGGACTCCAAGGAAGTCACCGACACTGAGGTCGGTGAAGACGTGTTCACCACCGTCAAGAAGAAGCACTCCTCCGGCGTGTCGCCGTGGGTCGCAGAGCTTCACCGGGCAGAGCAGGAGTTGCTCGCCATCCTCCGTCTCCTTCAGGAAGTCACTGGTGGCACCGAAGAGGTAGACACTCGCCGCATCCGCATGCAGACCGCACGCGAGACCGCACGCCTGCTCAAGGCGTTCCCAGGCCTCAGCGCCGACGATGTTGCGGCGGAGGTGGCGAAGCGTGCGTCATGAATCCACGGCTCAGCTCGAGCACGACCTGGACTTCGTAGATCCCGAGGACTACACCTACGAGGACATCTCGGAGGACTTCGGAGTCTTCTGCAAGGCGTCCGGCATCCGCGAGAGCGCTCTCACCAAGGCTCTGATCGAGTCGATCGATCCGGAAGCACTGGACACGTCCCTCGGCTGTGTGGCCTACTCAACGCCTCCGCAGGAAGGCAAGACCACCTGGATCGTCCACTACATCGCATGGCAGCTCATCCGGAACCCGTGGCTCAAGGTCGTCTACGCGACGTACAGCCAAGCCCGTGCGAACGCGGTCTCTCGCCAGATCCGTGGGCTGGTGCGCCACTGGACCCCTCTGGCCGCTGGAAGCTCGAACGTTCAGCGCTGGGAGACTCGAGAAGGTGGCGGACTCCTGGCAGCCGGTCGAGGTTCGGCCATGACAGGCTTCCGGTCTGACCTGACCGTCATCGACGACCCCATCAAGGACATGGTGGAAGCTCAGTCCGAGCTGATCCGTGAGACGACCGTGGAGTGGTTCTCCTCCGTGGTCATGACCCGTATGTCCAACCTCAGCCAGATCATCGTGATCGCCACCCGGTGGCACAAGGATGATCTCATCAGCCACGTAGTGAAGCCCGACGTGCTCGGTGCCACCTACGTGAACATCCCCGCTCAGGCGGTCTCGGAGGACGACCTCCTTGGCCGTAATGTCGGGGAATGGCTCCCGTCAGTGCAGAACCGGTCGGAGCGCTCCTGGAACCTCATCAAGAGGGCCGTGGGCACTTACGTCTGGCAGGCACTCTACCAAGGTGACCCCCAAGTCACTGGCGGGAGCTACATCAACGCAGACAAGATCGACGTGGTGCCGTGGGAGGCTGTGGTCTACCAGGACCCCAACACCAAGGTCATGTCGACTCTGGACCGCGCGCTCATCATCCAGTCGTGGGACCTCACGTTCGGCGACATCGACACGGACGCCCGGAAGAAGCGCGCCACGGGCAGCTATGTGGCCGGACACGTGTACGCCATCATCGGCAGGAAGTTCGTGCTGGTGGACCGGGTGCATGAGCGCCTGACCTTCACGGAGAGCGTGAGTGCCATCCTGAGGATGTCAGCCCGCTGGCCCCAGACCAGCCGCATCTACGTCGAGAAGAAGGCGAACGGGGCTGCCATGCTGAACACGCTGCGCAAGCGTGCCGCTCTGATCAAGCCCGTGTCGCCTGAGGGCAGCAAGGAAGTCCGCGCGCTGGCAGCACAGCCCACCGTGGACGAGGGCAACGTGGCCGTGCTGGACACGGTCTACGATGAGGGCATGTTCCAGGAGTTCCGGGACTTCCCCTTCGGCAAGAACGACGACGACGTGGACGCACTGACGCAGGCCCTCAATCAGGCCCGTGTTGACTACTTCCAGATGAGGAGCTAGGGCAATGGCTGACGACAACAACATGACGGTGGTGGAGCGGCACCTGATCAACAGGACCCCTCCCACCTTCACCCAGTACTACAACGGAAAGATGTCCTTCGCCCTGCACGGCAAGGACTGGAACGAGTACGTTGCCGAGGCGTTCCCCGAGCTGTCCAAGCAGGAGACCAGCGAGAACGTCTACAAGACCATCATCGACCTGTACGCGGAGAACCTCGTCCCCGTACCCGAAGAGCTGAGGGGCTTCAGCAACGTGCTGGTGCCGCTCCTTTCACGTGGGGAGTGCCCGGTGGTGGTGGACTCCGCGGGCACTCCTCACTTCCCCGAGCACTACGAGATGATGAGCGACGGGCAGTGGACCATCACGGCCATCTGGACCCGCAGCCTCAAGGAGATGAAGGACTTCCTGACCTTCGTCGACAGCAGCGGGGTCAGCAAGCTGTACGCCAAGGACATCCCCGACGACTTCACCGCAGCCACCCCCGAGGGCTACGAGTTCGTCGAGACCAAGACCGGCAACGAGCTGTTCCGCTTCGCCCTGGACGACAGGGGCTTCGGCGGCTCGCTCCAGGCCCTCCAGGACCGCGTGAACCACTCGATCATCGACCAGACCGTCGTGGCAGAGATGTACGCACGGCCCTTCTGGTACCTCCTCAACTTCCAGCAGGCCCCGTCCAACCCGTACATGCCTGTCGCCCCCGAGCAGCGTGCCATGACCGAGGAGAAGGCAGCCGGGGCAAGTGGCCGCATCTTCACCACGTCCAGCGAGGGACCCTTCGGCCAGCTCCAGCCCCCGACCATCGCGGACATGATCGGCTACCACGACAGCATCATCGACAAGATCCCCCAGAGCTTCGGCATCCCGGCGCACTACTTCAAGCCTGGGACCGGCACGCCTCCCACGGGTGTGGCCCTGAAGGTCCTCAGCAAGCGCTACAACAACAAGATCGCCCGCATGCGCGAGGACCTCGAGCCTGAGCTGGAGCGCCTCGCTGAGACCCTTGGGGTCGAGAAGACCGGCACCGACAAGGACAAGAACGGCAAGGAGGTCAAGGTGTACGAGTTCTGGAACACCGGTGACGACCTCCTCCAGGAGGCCTTGGACGCCCACGGCATCGCCCTCAGCACGATGGGCTACCCGCTGGCCTACATCGCTGAGGTTGTGACTCCTGGGGTCGACCTGGACGACTACGAGGAGGAAGAGGCACCTCCCGCTCCCAACGTGGACGACCCGAACGCTCCCACTGACATGACCGCCACGGGACAGGTCGGCACTCCGGCCACACCGGGGCAGGTCGCGTCCTACGCCCAGAACCCCGGCCAGCGCAAGAAGGTGAGGGCCTGATGGGTACGTGGAGGGTCCGCCTGCTGGTGGACGGCCAAGTGCAGCAGTGGGTCGGCGAGGCCGCAGATGGCACCGAAGCCGAAGCCAAGGCCCAGGAGGCGTTCCCCACGGGGGTCGTCAAGAGCGGCTCGCAGATCTCGTGAACCCCTTCAGCCTGATCCTCGGCTTCCTGGTGGGAGCACTGCTCGCCGTCAGCGCGATCGGGATCTGGCTCCACGAGTACACCAACATCCAGCCCCACGACAAGGAACGGAAGCACTAGGATGCCTACCATCCCCACTGGCTCGCTGGAGCGGGAGCTGAAGAAGCTCTACCTCCGGTGGGTCAATGGGCTTGCCTTCGACAGCCGTGACCTCCAGGACAAGATCGTGGACTTCACCCTGCGTGCGCAGCGGCTCATCGAGAGGGAGGGTGGGCAGGTCGCCAGCTTGGGCGCTCTGGCCGACTTCCCCGTGCCGAAGACCCTGGAGCTGTCGCCCTACATCGGGACCATCTACAAGGAGATGCAGCAGGCCGCGATCAGCGCCAGCATCACCGCAGGCCTCAACTCCCGCGAAGCTGCCCGTGCCATGTTCAAGGCAGGCATGGACAAGTCGTACCGGAAGCTGGAGAGGCTGGCCCGGACCGAGACCACCAACGCCTACTGGAAGAACGCGTTCGGCTCCATCGAGGAGTTGCCCGCACTGGTCATGGTGTGGGGCTCAGAGGAGTCCAAGAGGACGTGTGAGTGGTGTCTGGCTCGGGATGGGCTGGTCATCGCAGACAGCAACATCCGGGACCACCCCAACGGACGGTGCACCCCGATCCCCACACTGCGCAGCCGCGTCAACTACAAGGGCACGCTCCAGCCCGACGGCTCAGTGACCATGGACCCCGAGTGGGCCGACCAGAAGGCTAGGAACGCTAGGGCCAAGGCCTCGGCAGGACCCACGACAGCAGCCCAGCGCGACCCGCTGAGCGGCAAGACCAATCCGGCGGCACCAAGTGTGGCCCGGACATGAGCTTCCAAGGAGGAAGACCTCGGGGTGAACCCTAGCAAGGCTAGGCGACGCGCCGAGGGAAAGACAGGCTTGCGCGACCGGCACAAGTCAGGCAAACTACTACGAAAGGGACGCCGAAATGGCTACCGAGCAGAACCCCAGCACCACGGACACCTCAACCGAAACGGACGAGGACCAGTCCCAGCAGGACCAGCAGAGCAGCACCTCCGAAACGGAGGGTAACGCAGACTCGCAGTCCAGCACCGTCGATGACAGCACGCAGCTCCCCGAGTCGCACCCGCTCGTCAAGTCGCTTTCCGCACTCAAGTCCAAGGTCGCTGAGCAGAAGCAGGAGCTCAGCGAAGCGCGGGCCAACAGCGCCACGGCGACCAAGCTCCAGGAGGAGCTGGACAAGCGGCCGACCCAGGAGGCCCTGGAGACGCTCCAGACCCGGTACGACCGGCTCGAGGCGTTCGCACAGGCCGTGGGCATCGGCAAGGCTCTCGACAGCCGCACGTTCACCCGTGACCTGTTCGAGACCGACAAGGACATCGCCGACCTCGTCAAGGAGTGGAACCGGGCCAACCCCTCGGCCACATCCACCGCACTTGGCAGCAAGTCGGCGGCCCCTGCGGACAAGAAGCCGGATCCCAACGACCTGATCCGGGCCGCACTCAAGGGCAACTGAACCACCCTCTAGAGGCCTCCGGGCCAGAAAGGAGTCAGTCACATGGCTGACATCACACGGGCCGACGCACTGGCCCTCCTGGCCACCCAGGAGCTCAACTCGATCATCAAGCCGGAGACCTCGGGGTCGGCCGCGCTGTCGGCGTTCCGGACCATCCGGATGTCGAAGGCGACGAGCCGCATGCCGGTCCTCGCGGCCCTCCCGACTGCAGGCTGGGTCACCGACGGTTCCGCCGCCGAGGGCACCGGCGTCAAGCCGACCTCGAAGGTCTCGTGGACCAACAAGGAACTCATCGCCGAAGAGATGGCGGTCATCGTGCCGGTGCACGAGAACACCATCGCCGACAGCGACTTCGACATCTGGGGCGAGGTCCGCCCGCTGGTGTCGCAGGAGTTCGGTCGCATCCTCGACGCGGCGGTCTTCTTCGGGACCAACAAGCCCACGACCTGGACCGACCCGGCCCTCATCCCCGGTGCCATCGCCGCCGAGAACTACGTGGTCGAGGGTCTCCGCCCCGACGGCACGGCGTCGATCGACCTCGCGGACGAGATCAACGAGGTGTTCGGCCTCGTGGAGGACGACGAGTTCGACGTGGACTCGGCCTTCACCGGTCGCTTCCTGCGTCGCCGCCTGCGCGGCCTCCGGGACGACAACGGCCAGCCGATCTACCTCGACGGCCTCAAGAGCGACGGCTCGACCCCGTCGATCTACGGCCAGGACCTCAACTACGTCAAGAACGGCGGCTGGAACCGCAACGTGGCGACGCTCCTGGCGGGCGACTCCAACGCGGTCGTCATCGGCATCCGCGAGGACGTGCAGGTCAAGCTCCTCACGGAGGCCACGGTCGGCGGCATCAACCTCGCCGAGCGGGACATGGTGGCCCTGCGCTTCAAGTTCCGTGTGGCCTTCGCGACCGCCTACTCGACGGCACGTGTCGGGGGTGCGCCGACGGACTACCCGTTCGCCATCCTCGCCCCGACCGACCCGGTGGACGCCGACGGTCAGCCGGTGGGTGACGTCTGATGAGCCAGCAGCCGGAAGGGCAGGCCGTCTACGACGCCGCTCGGGCTGAGGCCAAGGAGCGCGCAGCGGTCACCATCGAGGAGAACGCCAAGGCGGCACAGGAGGCGAAGGCTGCGGCCCGACCCAAGGGTGTCGGCCTCGGGAACGAGGAGTTCCTCGCCCGAGCACAGCGGATCGAGTCGGCCATGAACCGGGCCGTCGAGGAAGTGGAAGGTGCGGCGGAAGTCGACTCCTACGACGACCTCTCCAGCGACGAGCTCTCGGAGCTCCTCAAGGATCGGGAACTCCCGCACTCGGGCACCAAGGCCGAGAAGCTCGACCGCCTCCGCGAGGCGGACAACAGCACCACCGAGTAACATCTCGCCAGCGGGTTGAGGGGCAGGTAGCGGGTCTGCCTGCCCCTCTCCCAGACAATCGAAGGAGGAAGTGACATGGCCGCGATCGACGATCTCAACGCACTGCTCAGCAGCCTGCCGGGCTATGCCCTCCTGACCGATGGCATGAAGAACGCGGCTCTGGCTGGCGCTCTCATCCCCGACTCCCTCAACGTGTGGCCCGGCGAAGTCGGCTACGTGGCCACATACGACATCTACTTCGCTGCAACGAACCTCATCGGCTTCCTCAAGGCTCAGCCGGTGCTTCGCTCAAGCTCCAGCGAGGGCACCAGCATCTCCGTGGACGCTCCGGACTGGTCGGCCCTGCAGGAGTTCTACCGCAGCCAGTCCCCCATCATGCTCGCCACTGGCGGAGGCCAGCTTGGCTTCATCTACATCCCTGACGCCCCGCACGTCCAGCGCGTGCCGATGACGTACGGAAGCGGTGAGTCCAGTGACAATGTCGACACAGACCTTGGCTGAGGCTGGGCGGCTCATGGCCGCAGCTACCCTCGTCGACACCATCCAGATCTACACCGTGGGCGCTCCTGACACGGTCGGCTTCGAGGTCACCCGGCCTCTCACGGCCGTGGGCGATCCCATCGAGGGCCTCGTCCAGAGCACCACCCTCGAGAACGCCATCGAGTCCCGCACCGAGACCATCTACTCGGTGAAGGTCGCACGTGGCACCCCGTTCAGCCCCGGCATCGCCGTGCGTGTCATCACGTGCGTCGCTGAGCCCGAGCTGGTGGGCAAGACACTCCTCATCGACAAGGTCAGCCTGAACGGCCTGTCGCTGATCCGCAAGGCGACCGCCAGCGACTTCGAGACCATCAACCAGGAAGGCAAGGGGGACATCGCATGAGCATCACGATGGGCCAGCTCGCCAGCCGCTTCGCGATGGCCGCTGCCAAGGTCGACCCGGTATCGGACCGCCAGCTTGCCACGCTGGCTCAGGTCGGTCTCGGCTACGTCAAGGACGAGATCCAGGGCATGCACGCCGTGGACACCGGCACGATGCTCAACTCGACCCAGTCCGAGAGGGCAGGCAAGGCGTACCTCATCGGCCCGACCGTCAACTACGCACCCTATGTGGCCCTCGGGACCTCACGGATGCCTGCTCGCCCCTTCCACATCGCCGCTGCCCGCAGGCTGAACCGGGATGTCAAGGACTTCCTCAAGGCAGGTGACCTGGGACTGTGAGCATCCTGCAGGAGTCCGTCACCTTCGACGTAGCAGCGGGTACGTCTACGTTCTACCGTCGCTGGGCCGGGACCATCACGTGGACCCGTGACCTCACGACTCAGGTCGTGCGCATTCAGCTGGACGCCGAGCGGATCGAGGGTCCCAGCACCACTGGCATCTACGTCTACTGGAATGAGCTTCCGGAGCCGTACATCGTCCCGCTCGAGCTGCGTGCCGGAACGGTGCAGTACCCGGATCTCTCGGATGGTACCTCCACCGCGATGTATGAGGACGGCACGGGCTACCTGTACATCTACGGTGAGGGCACCAAGGATGGCTACTTCGACTACGTGACCGGTGACCCGGTGCACGAGGAGGTCATCCCCCCGACCGACAGCTTCCTCCACGACATCACCGTGCAGCTTGCCCCCATCGGCGTCTCGAACTTCGAAGGCTACCCCGCCACTGGTGCGGGCCTGCCCTACACGGTCACCCGACCGCTGGACGTGGGCACCGACAACGAGCTGGCCCTCAACGGGGACGCAGTCGACTGGAACTTCCAGTTCTCGGTCTACGCCTGCGGCGCATCCGTGGAGGCCAGCTTCAATCTCGCGCTCGCTGTGATCAAGACTCTGCAGGGTGCGTGGGTGAGGGGAACCACCCTCTCAGCCTCGATGGGGTACAACGGTGCCGAAGTCGAGGGCCACTACGAGTCACAAGTCACCGTACAGCTCAACCAAGGAGGAATCCAATGAGCAACATCAAGCCGTCGGATCACGGCATCGTCGTCGAGGGCAAGGAGTCCGGTCTCCGGTACGCCTCCCTGGACGAGAACTTCGATCCGACCACCGAGCGGAAGATCCGCGACCTCCGGCCGGGCGAGAGCGTGCTCTCGTACGTGCCCAAGAGGGTCTCCCAGGACGACTCGGAGGAGCAGGGTAGCCCTGCACCTACCAACGACCCTGCTGGCGAGCCCACGGCTCTCTCAGCGACGGGGGGCGAGACCCAGTCGGCCACGCCCAAGCCCAGCAAGTAGCCCACCACCGGCATAACGTCTAGAAAGGACAGCAAATGCCTCCCATCACCGCATGGAAGCCTGCCACGCAGATCAGCCGTGGCAACGTCGTGGTCGGGCTCGCCCCGGCAATCGCGAACATCGAGGTTCCGTCGCTCGTCGAGCTGACGGCCACGGGCACCGACCTCTCGTGCTCGATCCAGACCTTCAACGGCACGTCGTCCTCGGACGCCGAGACCGTCGACTGGCTCTGCGACCCGGCATCGGAGCAGCTCCCCGGTTCCACCACCCACTCGGTCGACGACCTCGTCATCAAGACCACGGGGCAGGCGGACGCCACGCTCATCACGTCGCTCAAGATCGGCCAGACGGTCTACATCTGGCGTCGTGACGGCAAGGCCGTCGGCACGGCACCCATCGTCGGCGACTTCATCTGGGTCTGGAAGGTCATCATCACCTCCATCGACCCGCTCGAGGCGAACAACACGTTCGTCGGCATCACCGCCCACATCACCGTGCTCGCCCGCAGCAAGACCGCGGTCGCACTGGTGGCCTGACCGGGCCACACCAACCCATCACTCAAGGAGACAGAGAAATGGCATTCAGCAGCTACGAAGAACTCATGGCAGTCGTCGAGGAGCGCCGCAAGGACCTCCTCACCCTCGAGATCGACCTCGGCAGCAAGTACTCTCCGGAGCACGAGCAGGCCAAGGCGAACCTCGCGGAGGCCAAGGCCATGCGCTCGATCGTCGGACAGTCCTTCCTGGGCGGCGACAACATCGCCGAACTCGAACAGCGTGTGGCCGATACCCGACCGCAGGCATCCGCGATCTTCATCCAGTTCGAGAAGCTCGACCTGAACGAGTGGTCGGCGCTGGTCCGTAAGACCGGCATGACCCCGATCGATCAGTACGAGTCGGTCCTCTCGAAGACCTTCGTCGGCCTGTTCGGGGAGGACCCGGTGCAGCCGGACGACTTCCCGGAGGACGAGGTCTGGGTGAAGCCCGAGCCGCTGACCACCGACTCTCTGTCGGTCTCCTCCCGTGGAGGCTCCAAGACCGTTCTGCCCGGTGGGGCACTGCATTCGGTCGTGCAGAACTTCATCTCCTGGCAGAACTCGGGGGGCGAGGTCTCGATCCGCCCTACGAAATCGGGCCGCGTCTAGCTCTCCTGCTGGACATGGCCCTGGAGTCGGGGCGACCGCCGGTTCGCCTCCTTGACGACGCAAGCCCCGACTCCTGGACTGAGCTCGATCTGGAGATCGTGTCTCAGTGGAAGTATCTGAAGGAGGCCAAGTGCCCCGGCTGCGGGCGACCGCTGGCCCAGCACTTGTACAACTCAAGACTCGGTAGGGAAGAGACCCTCGAGGACTACACGGCCTACACCATGGAGTGTCCCGCCCAGCAGGCAATCGCTGAGGGGCAGGAGATGTGGAACACGGCCAACAAGTCCGCGATCGAGGCACACGGCAAGGGACACGGGCCAGACCCCCGGATGGGGATCTACTGGATCAGTGCCCGCGACGGTGAAGCACTCCCCCAGCCGGACAGCAACTAGACCAGAAGGAGGGCAGCATGGCCGACAACGACGTGAAGATCAAGGTCTCACTCGACGGTGCCGATCAGGTCCAGAAGGGCCTCACGGGCATCGGCGACGGTGCGTCGGCTGCTGACTCCAAGACGAGCGCGCTCAGTGGCGGACTCAAGGGTGCGGGGACCGCACTGCTCGGGTTCGCCACTGCGGCGGCTGCGGCTGGTGGCGCACTGGTGGCCGGAGTGGTCGGCCAGTACGCCCAGTACGAACAGCTCACGGGTGGTGTCGAGAAGCTCTTCGGAGACTCCGCCTCCAAGGTGCAGGCATACGCGGATCAGGCATACGCCACTGCGGGTCTGAGCGCCAACGACTACATGACTCAGGTGACCAGCTTCTCCGCTGCGCTCATCTCGGGCCTGGGAGGCGACTCTGCGGCTGCGGCCGAGATCGCGAACCGGGCCATCACCGACATGTCGGACAACGCTGCGGTGTTCGGCTCCAACATCGGCGACATCCAGAACGCCTATCAGGGCTTCGCGAAGCAGAACTTCACGATGCTCGACAACCTGAAGCTGGGCTACGGTGGCACCCGCGAGGAGATGGCCCGACTGGTCAACGACTCCGGCGTGCTGGCCGATGGCGTCACCGTCGACGCGACCACCCTGAACTCGGTTAGCTACGACCAGATCATCGCAGCCATCGGTGCCGTCCAGGACAAGATGGGCATCACTGGCACGACTGCCCGCGAAGCCACCGAGACCATCTCCGGCTCGATCGACATGCTGAAGGGCAGCTTCGCCAACCTGCTCACCGGCCTCGGCTCGGCGGATGCTGATGTGGCCACGCTGGCGGGCAACGTCATCAACTCGCTGGAGCTGGTCATCACCAACATCCAGCCTGTCATCGAGAACATCGGTGCCAACATCGCGACCCTCGGACCCAAGCTGGGCACCATGATGGAGAGCGTGATCGGAGCCATCTCCGCTGCCATCCCGGCCATCCTCAATGCAGGTGTGGCCCTCGTCGGCGGTCTGATCCAGGGTGTCATCTCAGCGCTCCCCAGCCTCGTGCAGGCTCTCGTACCGGGCATCGTACAGCTTGTGCAGACCGTGGCCACGCTGGCTCCTCAGCTGATCACCGCAGGCGTGCAGGCGGTCGTCTCGCTGGCACAGGGTCTGGCGCAGGCTGCACCGACCCTGATCCCCGCCATCGTCGGGGGTATCCTCGGTATGGTGCAGGCCCTCATCGCGGCTGCGCCGATGCTGATCGAGGCTGGCCTTCAGCTCATCCTGGGGCTGGTGGACGGCATCCTCGCTGCCATCCCGCAGATCGTTGCGGCCCTGCCGATCCTGATCGCCAACCTCGTCACCGGGCTGATCTCGGCCCTGCCCATGATCCTCAACGCAGGCCTCCAGCTCTTCATGGGGCTGGTGCAGGCTCTCCCTCAGGTCATCGTTGCACTGGTGGCCGCGCTCCCGATGATCATCAACTCCATCATCACCTTCCTGACCACGGGCATCCCGATGCTCATCCAGGCCGGTATCACGCTGCTCACCTCGCTGGTGACTGCGCTGCCCACCATCATCCAGGCCATCGTGACTGCGCTGCCCCAGATCATCACGGCGATCATCACCGCAGTGCTGTCGGCCATCCCGCTGCTGATCCAGGCTGGCATCGACCTCCTCATCGCCCTCATCGGCGCACTGCCCCAGATCATCAGCACCATCGTGCAGGCCATCCCCCAGATCATCGGCGGCATCGTCGGTGCCCTCATCAACGCCATCCCGCAGATCATTCAGGCCGGTATCACCATCATCACCGCACTGGCCAAGGGCTTCCCGCAGGCGATGGGCGCGGTCCTGGGCGGCATCGGCACGGTCCTGAGCGGCATCTGGCAGGCTCTCCAGAACGGTGTCGGGCAGGTGGTCAGCATCGGCACCAACATCGTCCGAGGCATCTGGGAGGGCATCTCCGGTGCGGCTGGCTGGCTCATGGGCCGCATCTCCGGCTTCGTCGACGACGTGATGGGAAACATCGGTAGCTTCTTCGGCATCGCCTCCCCGTCCAAGCGGATGGAGAAGGAGATCGGCGCGTGGCTGCCTGCCGGTATCGGCCTCGGTGTCACGAAGAACGAGGACGACGCCATCCAGCCCATCACCGACATGAACCGTCAGGTCATGATGGAGGCCCAGAAGGTGCAGGCCACGATGGCGTGGACGCACACCCCGACCACGGCCACTCGGGTCGAGGCCACACTGGACCCGGTGCTGATCTCCGGTGCCATCACCGATGCGTTCGCTGCAAACGACCGGGGCCAGCAGCAGGCCGCAGTCTCGCTTTCCAGGGAGTCGATCAACACGCTCGCTTCCGCAATCGTCGACTCGATTCGAGTCCAGTCTCGTCAGGGGGTGGTGAGCCTTGCCTAACTTCGATGGAGGTCTGGCTTCTGGGTACGTACTTCGACTCTGGGTCACTGAGGTCGGCTACAACGCCGTCGCGAACACCTCGCAGATCTCATGGTCGCTCGAACTCGTCAAGGGCAGCGGCTCGGGCAAGTGGGCCGATGGCCCGCACGGCTGGTCCGTCAACATCGGTGGTGCCACCGGCTCCGGCTCGATCCCGTCGTACGACTTCCGTGCCTACTCGTCACTGACGCTCGGCTCCAACGGCTCGCTGACCGTGGGGCACAACGCCGACGGCTCGCGCTACCTCGACAGCTCGGCGTTCTTCGACGACAACAACACATGGGGTGAGCTGGGCGACGGCTCTGCTGGTGGTGGCTTCTGGCTGACCCAGCTCACGGTCGTCCCCGGCACCCCGACCGGCATGACCGCGACCCGCGTGTCGGACACCCAGATCAACCTCGCCTGGAGCATCTCTCACGCGTCCAACGGTGCCCCGACCAGCACGCTCGTCCAGAGCCGTGTGAACGGTGGTGCCTGGACGGACCTCATCGGCCTCGGCAACGTGCGTGCGGTGACGGTGTCGGCTGCGGCCAACCAGAAGGTCGAGTACCGGGTACGGGCAGGCAACTCCGCTGGGACCACTGCCTTCAGCTCGGCGTCGTCTCCGATCTACACGACCCCGGCTGTCCCGACGAACGTGGTCGCGGCCAAGAACGCGGGCCTCGACATCATCACCACGTTCACCGAGAACGTGAACTACACCGAGCACGAGCATGAGGTGTGGCACGGCACGGTGACCGGCGGAGTCACGACCTGGGATGGCGCTGCGCTGGCGACCCTCGCATCGGGTGTCCAGACGTACACACACGTCGCGCCGAACCCCAGCTTCCAGCACGTCTACAGGGTGCGGGCCAAGGCAGGCACCCTGTACTCGGCCTACGCCACGTCGAACACGGTTCAGCTCCTGGCTGCGCCGAACGCGCCGACCGTCCCTGCGATGGGGGCATACGCCGACAAGGCCTCCCCGCTGGTCTTCAGCTGGGTTCACAACCCGATCGACACGACCGCCCAGACGGCATACGAGTTCGAGTCCTCCACGAACGGTGGCTCGTCCTGGACGTCCTCCGGGAAGATCGTCTCGACCGCTGCAAGCCGGACCATCGCGGCTAGCACCTACGCGGCGAATGTGGCCCTGTCGACGCGCGTGCGGACGTGGGGTTCGGCGACGACTGGTGGCGCTGACGGTACCGGTGCCTCGGCGTGGTCGACGGTGCGCACGGTCACCTACAAGACGGTGCCCACGGCGACCATTACGGCTCCTGCCGAAGGTGCCACGGTCAACGACGCCACGCTGCGTGTCACGGTCGGGTTCTCCCAGCCTGAAGCGGCCACCTTCGTCAAGGCTCAGCTCGAGCTTCTGCAGGGTGCGGCTCTCCTGGAGGAGCTGGAGTCGACCATCCTCACCGGCATCACGATGGCCACACCGGTCCAGAACGCGACCAGCTACACCATCCGAGCACGGGTCCAGGACTCGAACGGCCTCTGGTCGGCGTGGGACTCCAACGCCTTCAACGTGGTCTACCTCGCCCCGGTGCCCGCTGTCGTGACCCTCGAGTACCTGCCGGACAACGGCTGGGGCCAGATCGGCCTCACGGTCGACGCTCCTGGTGGCGGGCAGGCCGCAGCTACCAAGCTCACGATCACCCGGTCGATCGACGGTGGCCCGGAGGAGACCATCGTGCTGGACTACCCGGTGGTGTCGCCCATGACCTTCATCGACACGACCCCGACCATCCACGGCACCAACGTCTACACGGTCACCACGATCAGCGCGCTGGGCGCGAAGACGGTGGTCACGGGCAGCCTGATCACTGAGGAGTGCCGCAAGGCGTTCCTGAGCAAGGGTCCCGGCTTCTCGGTGGTCGGTGCCTTCGGTGGCAACCTCTCCGTCGACGAGCAGCTCAGTGTGGCCAGCGATACCGTCGCAGCCGCAGGCCGCGTCAAGCCCATCGCCCTCTACGGGGTGGAGACCAGCGTGCAGCTCAAGGTCAGCTCCTTCGTCTTCGAGGGGTTCGGCTCCCCGATCCCCGACCTGAGGAACGTGCTGCTGCTGCCCGGTAAGGCGTGCTTCCGTGACTCGTCCGGCCGTCGTGTCTTCGGCACGGCCAAGGGCAGCATCAAGTACACCAAGGCCACCCGAGGCGACCTGTCGTTCACGATGACCGAGACGAGCTGACATGGCTGACATCATCTACCCGATCGAACACCCCGAAGTCGGGCACTGGGAGCCTGGACCCGATGTCTGGGTCGTGGACGAGCCTGAGTACACCATCCCCCACGATGCTGAGATCGTCTTCTCGATGGTCGGTGCAGAGACGGTCCTGACCGGCTGGCTGGGTGAGCTGGTGACAGCTAACGGCTCGGGAGCCACGGGCTTCGCGCTCGCCCGACAGGGTGCTTCGCCCAACTACTCTCTCCGGCTCACCGTCTCTGGGGCTACGACGGCAGTCAACCCGACGGCCGCGACGCGACTGTACCGAGACATCACTGTCACTCCTGGCCGGTCGTACGTGGCTTCGGCGGGCCTGATCCGGAGCAGCGTCGGGGCTACCCGCACGCACCTTCAGATCGGTACGGCCCAGAGTGGCACGCAGTCGGGTACCACCGGAGGCCCTGCCACCACCACTGCGTTCGTCGCCACTGGGGCTACGGCTCGGCTGTCTGCTGAGATGTACGACAACCCTTCATCGTCGAGCACCGTGCAGACCCCGTGGCATGAGCTCAAGGATGTCACCGTCACCCAGGAAGCCTGGATCGAGACCGTCCCGGAGGAGGGCCACTTCGAGCCTGGACCGGACGTCTGGGTGGTCGACACCCCGGCATACACCGAGTACGTCACCATCCCTGTTCGCGACCTGAGCACGCAGGAGGTCCTGTACGGTGACCGGGTCACGACGTACCGGTGGGAGGTCCTCGAGCACTCCAACGGCGTGGACCAGCTCGTCGGTGTCCTGGACGGTGTCTCTGATGGCTCCCTCCGCTGGACCCAGAACGCAGCGGTCAAGGGCAGCGGCAAGGTCAGCGTCATCGACCTCGAAGTCGCTGAGTCGGGCAAGCTGCGCATCGGTGAGCTCCCTCTGGAGTCGCTGCGGGTCCGCCCGGTGTGCTCCATCCAGGGTCTGCCGGAGACGCCGCTGGGGGTCTTCCTGGTGTCGGCTGCGGTCGAGGAGTGGGCAGCCACCGGACGTGTCTGGTCCATCGAGCTTCTCGACCGGTGCACGGTGCCCGCACAGGACGCCGTGGAGGAGGCCTACGCAGTGGCGGCAGGCACTCTCATCCTGCCCACGGTGCGGACCCTCCTGGCGTCGTCGGACGAGTTCATCGCCATCGACGAGTCGGTCACTCTGGCCACATCGAGCGGCATGGTCTGGGAGGCTGGCACCACCAAGCTCAAGATCATCAACGACCTGCTGGATGTGGCCGGGTACAACTCGCTCTGGATGGATGGCTTCGGCAACTTCAAGGCGACCCCGCGCATCCTGCCTGCTGACCGCTCCATCATCTACGAGGTCCTGGGCTTCCCTCGCGAGCTGCGTGACGGCGACCTGTCGATCTACCGTCCGGACTGGACCCGAGACCGGGACAGCTTCGAGGTTCCGAACAAGGTCATCGCGGTCCAGGCTGCTGGTGGCGGAGACGCTGCTGCACTCACGGGCACGTGGACCAACACGGACCCGACCAGCCCCTACTCGTACCCTTCTCGGGGCCGGTGGATCACCCACGTGCTCGACTCGGTGGAGTGTCCCGCTGGCTCCAACGCCCAGATCATCGCGTTCCTCGAGAAGCGTGCGCAGACCACCCTCATCCAAATGTCTGCCGTGCAGGCTCAGGTGAAGATCGAGCACTTGCCCATCCCCGTCCGCGTCTCCGACGTGGTCCGCTTCGAGCACTCGGGCGCAGGGGTCGACGCACGCCACGTCATCACCAGCCTCGAGCTTGACACCTCGGCCCAAGGGCTGATGAAGTCCACCCTCCAGGAGGTGATCTCGCTGTGACCGTTACCGACATCCGGGACATCACGTCGTTCAAGTGGGCGACGGTGATGGGTACCAACCCACTCTCCATCAAGCTCGATGGCGACACGGCCCCGCTGGCCCTGATCCCCGACTCGCTCGTGGACCCTCTCTCACTGGCTCCTGGCGATCGCGTGAGGACCGAACTCTCGCTCCGCAAGGTGGTCGTACACGGTGTCTCCAAGGGAGGCCCTGCGGGAGGCTCAACGTCTGCGCGGAACACCCGGTACGGATCGCCCTCCACGGACGCCCAGCGTGTGGCCCTCGCCAACCGGAAGGTCCGCTGGTTCAACACGGACCTGGGATGGGAGGAGTCGTACTACGCAGTCACCGGCCTCGCCGGTCTGGCTGTGCCGGGGCTGGTGGCTGGCACTGCCAGCGGATGGTACCCGACCGGCTTGGGTCCGGAGATCTCCATGTTCCCGACAGCTGGCTTCGCGGCCACGACCGGCAACTACATCGCAGCCTGGAACGGTGACGTTCGGCGCAAGGGTGGCGCTTCCTGGTTCCTGTACGACCAGTACGGCCCCACCATCCTGCAGCCGGGGTTCTACGATCTGGCTGTGTACACGGTGCAGGGGTCGGGTTCTGGTCTGGCTGACTATCACGTCCGCCTCAACAACCTCGCTGGATCGGTGGTCGAGTGGCAGAGCAACCTGTCGGGCATCCTGCTGAGCTCCTCGTACATCACTTCCATCGGGGCTGAGTTCCGGTCTCAGCCCAGCAAGGGCAACCAGCTGTTCCGGCTGCTCTGCTCCGCAGGAACCCTGAACGTCCACCAGACCACGGGACCGGCAGGGTCTGGCCGTGGTCAGCTTCACGTTCGCTACGTGCGGCCCCTGCTCGTCTCAGACTAGATCACCAAGGAGAAGGAGAAACATCATGCCATTCAACCCGTGGAGCGGGTACCGGATGACCGGTACTTGGCAGGACCACATGAGCTACAGCCTCGGAGGCGAGGACTACCCGCTGGGGTACGGCACC